CCAGAATTATCTTGGAACAGAATTATATCAAGAATTTGAAGGAATGATAACAGCAGGAACTTTAACAGAATTACTTAATCCACTTCATTATAATTTAATGATTGATTATATACAACCAATGTTGATTTGGTTTGCTCAAGTTGATTATATTCCATTTGCTGCCTATCAAATTAAAAATGGTGGTGTTTACAAACACACATCAGAAAATAGTCAAAGTGCCACAAAAGAAGAATTAGATTTTTTAGTTGCAAAAGCAAGAGAATATTCAGATTACTATTCACGAAGATTTGTTGATTATATGAATTTCAATCAAGCTTCTTTTCCTAAATATTATTCTAACAGTAACGATGATATTTATCCATCACAAGATGCAACTTTTAATGGTTGGGTATTATGAGATATAAACCAAAAGAAATTAATGTTAAAAAATTATTAATGTTTTTAAAAAAACAACAGAAAAATAAAAAATAAATTATGGCTACTTTATATAATACTAAAATATCAGCTACTTATCCAGGATTAATAAAAACAACTGATAATGCAGCTTTAACTGCTACATTAAAAGAATTAACTGATGGTTCTGGAAACGCATCAGGTTTGTATGCAAATACTGCTGGAGATTTTAAAGTAACTGCTATTTTAGAATGGGGTTCTTTAAAAGATACAGGATCAGGTGTTACTATAACTCAATGGGTAACTTCTGCTGATGGTATAGAAAATTTTAATAACAATACATCAGTACCAACAAGTGCCGCTGTTAAAACGTATGTAGACGCGGTTGTAACTGCTTCTGACCTTGACTTCTTAGGAGATACTGGTTTTGGTGCTGTTGATTTAGATTCACAAGATTTTTCTATTGAAGGAACTTTAAAACAAATAACAACTTTAGCATCAAATCAAACTATAAAATTATCATTACCAAATAATGTAGAGATTTCAGGAGTTTTTGAGGGAACAACTTTTGTTGGAGATTTAAACGGAACTATTAATACAGATACAACAGCAGTAACTCAAACAGCAGGAGATAATTCAACTAAGGTAGCCACAACAGCATACGTTGATACTTTAGATGCTGCAAGTGATTTAGATTTTACTGGAGATAGTGGAACAGGAGATGTAAATTTAAATACGCAAAGTTTAGCTATAACGGGAACAACTAACCAAATAGTTACAGCAGCAGTTCATCAAGGATTAAGCTTAAGTTTACCTGCAACAGTTCATAGAGATTTACAAGGAAATGTAACAGGAAATGTTACTGGAGATTTAACTGGAAATGTAACTGCTACTTCTGTTCTTGCTTCAGGGGTAACTGCTACCACTCAAACTGCAGGAGATAATAGTACTAAAATTGCAACAACTGCTTATGTAGATGTTTTAGACGCAGCTTCAGATTTAGACATAACAGGAGATTCAGGAACTGGAGATGTTAACCTTAACACACAAACACTAAATATCTTAGGTACTGCAAATGAAATAACAACTGCCGTAGTTAATCAAACTGCTACAATAAGTTTACCAAGTTCAATTAGTGTAGATGTTATAGGAAATGTAACAGGAGATTTAACAGGCAATGCAGATACTGCATCAGCTTGGCAAACAGCAAGAGATTTATCTTTAACAGGTCAAGCAACAGCAACACTTTCAAACGTAGATGGAGCATTAGCAGTAAGCGGAGCAGTTACTTTAGATAACAACTCAGTAACAGCAAAAGTATTAACAGGATTACCAACACCAGCGGCTGCAAGTGTTTTAGCAACTGATTCAATAGTTGAAGGAATTGGAAAACTTCAATCACAAATAAATGGTTTAGCAAATGGATTACAATTTCAAGGTTCTTGGGATGCAGATACTAACTCTCCTGTATTAAGTTCAGGGGGTGGAGAAGCTACAAACGGAACAACAACTTCAACTTCTGCTAGTAAACTTGTAGATAGTGCTGCAAACTTTACTGCAACAGTAACAGTAGGCGACCAAGTAGTTAATCAAGTAGATGGACAAACTGCTTTAGTTACAAACGTAGATAGTAGCACAATACTTTCTATTGATGCTGATATAATGTTAAGTGGGGAAACATACACAATAGACAACACACCATTCTTAACACAAGGACATTATTATGTAGTTAGTGTAGGTGGAGCGCACACTTTAAATGGTGTTTCTAACTGGTCGGTTGGAGATTGGGTAATTGCTGGTGCAAACAACGAATGGACACAACTTGATCACACAGATGTTGAAGGAACAGGAACAGCAGGAAACATAGCTAAATGGTCAGCAACAGGAACAATAGCAGATTCTATTATGGCAGAAAGCGGTGCTGCAATTACTGTTACTGGAACTCTAAGCACAACAACAAATTTAAATTCTGGAAGTAATTTTGCAGTAGCAACAGATAAATTTACAGCTAACGCCACAACAGGAGCAGTAGCTTTTGAAGGTGATTTAGCAATTAATACAGACAAGTTTACAGTAAATGCTACAAGCGGAAATACTTTAGTTGCAGGAACTTTAGATGTTACAGATACTTTAATTGTAAATAAATCAGCTTCGGCTGCAGTAGAAATTGCTCAATTTAAAGTAGATGGAACTGGGGGAACAAATGGAAACTTTTCTTATGTATCTATACTTCCTGGTTCTGGAAACTTTGCAACTCAATTAAGATTACATACTAATAATACAGGGAGTGCTTATCAATCTATAAGTAATAATGTTGGAGTTTTAGAATTAGCTACTAACAATAGTAATCCTATGGTATTTAAAACAAATTCCGTAACAAGATTAACTATTTCAAATACAGGAAATGCTACTTTTACTGGAACTATTTCAGGAGTTGGAATTTTGTCAGATGGTTCTACTGCTGTGACACAAAGTGCAGCAGATGCTTCTACAAAGGTCGCTACGACTGCTTATGCAGATGCTGCAGCTACTGCAGTTCCTATTGGAGATTACTTACCACTTATAGGGGGAACACTTACAGGTGCTTTGACAGGAACAAGTGCAACTTTTGCAGGAAATGTAAATGTAGGCGGCACAGTCACTTCGCCTGCAGGTGTTGGAACAATTATGGGAGTTGTTGGTAGAAATGGTGTAGGTGGTGGAACTGCAGGAATTGTATTAAAAGATTATGATAATGATGGTTGGGATATATGGAATAGTGGTGGTGGTTTAAATTTTAGATATAATAATGATGCTTCAGTTGGATTTGGTATATCAAGTTCAGGAGCAGCAACTTTTGCAGGAAGTGTAACAGGACAAGTTAATAGTAATACTTTTGGTACTGCTTCAGCATCAGGTAGAGCATTAATAGTACAATCAGGTTCTTCTAATCAAGCGATAATGCTTAAAAATAATTTAGGAGGCGATGGAACAATATCAGCTACAGGTACTGCTACTTCAATGAATTACCAGTTTGGCACTTATTCTACAGGTAATGCTTTATTTATTCAAAATGATGGAAATGTAGGAATAGGAGTAACACCTAATTTTGCTTTACAAGTTTCTGGTACAAACAAAAATATTCAATTAGGTGCATCAACAACTGTAACAACAAGTAATGATATTCGCCATATTTTTTCAGGTTCTGCACATTTTATAGGTCAAGATTCACTTGGAGAAGCCAATATAGGTAATAATGTATATTATGATTCAGGATTTAAAAGAAGAAATACAGGTTTAGCATCCAATATTAGACATAATGCTGGAAATATATATATACAAACTGGAGCGTCTGCTGCTGCAGATACTGCAATTACTTGGGTAAATGCAATGACCATAGACAATTACGGTGGAGTAGGAATTAATATTGTTCCTGAGGGTAATTGGATAACTACCACTAATGTATTACAAATAGGTAAAGCTGCAGCATTTTGGGGTACTAATAATTCTAATAATGCTTATATTTCAAACAATATGTTTGTCAACACTAATGGCAACAATCATTCGCTTTATGCAGGTGGTGCTGCTCAATATAGACAATCAGATAATATCCATCTTTGGTACACATCAAATGTAGCAAGTGCAGGAAATGAAGTCATTACCTTATCAGAAAAAATGAGGATTACAAGTGGGGGAAATTTAGTTATAAAAGGACAGGTAAATCCTCAATTATACTTTGAATCTACTACTTCAAGTGC